TTATAAATATAAACTATTACACAGGCGCTAGCACCGGTTCAGTCTGGTCCAGAAAAGAAAATGAAAAATTATGCGCCGATGGAACTGCTTATAGTAACTGGACTCAGCGACCAATTATACAACAATATTGTAAAATATATGATGGGTATGGTGGTAAAGCTAATGAACCACATTTTGATTTAAATATGATAGTAATGGCTATAGGTGATAAAGCAATAATGGACCCGTTATTAACTAAACATAAAGTTGAATTAAAATACAAAAATGGAGTATCCAAACAAAAATTCCAAACTCCTGTTCTTCATACACTCGTTGTTAAAATTGATGACCTACCAGAGGAGGACGAACTGGAACCAATGGTACTTAGCTTTGACGATGTACCTGTGGTACTGGAACGAGAAGTAGATATTAAAGAACTAACCAGAACACAAAAAAAATCTATGCGCGCGAAAGCCATGAGACAACGGGCCCTCGCCGCAGAGGAGGCTCATAAGAGGCGCCTAGAAGTCGCCCGTTCAAAGAAACATGGGGGAGCTTCACAGGCGAGCCACCCTTGTCATATATTTATAATGGGTCCTCTGTCCCCCGCATCTGTAGACGAAATCGTTAAAAAAATTAGCGGCGGACGAGTTGGTGACCAATTTGAAATACACGTGCAAGGAGGAAATGTAGAGGGGGCAGCTATGTGCTCTGATGCACACCCTGGTCTTTTCCCAAATTCTTTTAATATACAAGGGTCGCTTTATACCTGGATTCATTTAGAAAAAAAATTAGACGAATTATCGGCAGGATGCACCGCTACCAGATGCGCGGTAGGATTTAAGAAAGAGGAAGATGAAACGCCTGGAAAAACTTTATGGGAAAGTGAAGAAATATTTAACGAATATTACAAAAATTTCTTAGTTAATGGCCCTGGTAACGACGTGGGTGGTGGTTTTTGGGATATAGATATAGACTCGAACTGTGACTTATCCGACGCATTAATTATACAAGATTGCAGTGATAAAGATAATTATAGTTCTCTTACGTGGATTAACGACAAACTTACTACCGGGAAGAGAAAAGAAGTAAGAACTATTTTAACTGGTGCGGAGAGAGCAGGTATTGTTGGTAAAGGATTTGCCACAAATTTGAAAGATACCGCTTTCGACTTCCTCAAATTAAATTTCGGTAGCGCCCATACCAACCTTAACGGGTATGCAATTTACTGGCCAGCAGTAAAGGATAGTGCCAATGATAACTACGTTGAACAAAAACCCAAGAGTGGCAGCCATGAAATAGAAAAAGGGCTTGTTAAATGCTTCGTAAAAATATTAAGAATAGAAGGTGTAAATAAACTTAATTTTGAATACGGTGGTTGTGCTCTTGGCGGAGGAAGTCCGGGGGATATATTATTTTTTAACCCGCTTTTACATACAGACCATTTACTTCTAGCAGATATGGCATTTCACTCTCTCTATATTCCACTTTCAGCACAAGCTAGAGGAGGAGAAGATAGTTTAAGAGCAGGTAAAGGAAATACTCCACTATTCGATACAATTGTCGAAAAACAAGGCACTCTTTTGGACGTAGCCAAAAGACAACCAGATATATAAAAAGTTAATATAATTTTAAATCTTAGTAAAATCAACTATCCAATTACCCCGTTCATTAAATATTCGATTTATAAATATTTTTTTTGAAAAAACATTTAGTAAATCATCTAACATATCCCTTGTAAACACATAATAATACCGCTCAAATATTTTTCTATCACATCGTCTTTCCCATTTAACAAAATTATCACCAGGAGTAAACTGCCTTCTTTTTTCTTGATTTTCAATCGACCACACACTAAATATACCATGCCCGCCCACTTTTAAAATACGGATCATTTCGGATAAGGCCTGGTTTCTCCTGGAAGTATCCGCCATATGATGAAAAACAGCTACAGCTAAGGCATAATCAAAGATATTATCTTTAAAATACATTCTACAACAATCATTCTGGACTACATTTAAATTCTTTGTAACGCATATTTCTAAAAGCTCCGCGCAAATATCAGTTCCTATTATATCCAGGGAACTATTAATAAGCATGTTTTTCCCGTTACCACAACCTATTTCTATTCCTTTCATATTGGGCGTTTTATTTTCTAAAAAATTCCTAACAAAATTCCAAATACAAAATCGTGTTTGGCTAAAATGACTGGCTATTTCGCTGTATACCCTTTTGACATATCTTTCTTCGATGTCCATTTTAATTAATAAAAATTAATTATTATCAATTAAAATCAAATTAAAAATATTAACAGGGTCCTGAGTTAAATAAGGTTTTTTTATACTTAATGAACGTGATTAATTGTTTAGTTTTTATATAATGTATCGCTTTTAAACCGTTGATAGTATGTGATGAATCTATTTCTTCTATCTTATATATTCCTTGGTCTGTTTTAATTTCCGCCACGCGTTCTGCGCAAAAAGGCATTTCATGAGGAAGAGGAGGAGAATCAATTATAAACTGAGGAACAGTAAGTGCTGAAGAGGCATTACCTGTAGCGTCGGTGACAGTTATTGTTATGTTATGGGTTCCCGGTACCAAAGTATTAAAGGTTATAGTATTATCTCCCACACCCGCATCAGTAGTACTACTTGAATAGCCTGTATTAAAGGTTATAGTACCTACTTCGTTTGAGTTAAATGTAAATGAGGGTGTTGTGTCATTTGAAGGTGTTTGTACTGGGGTTACACTTGAAAGTATTGGAGCTGTAGTATCAATTACAAAATCCGGTATAGATAATGTCTCTGAGATATTTCCTGCATCGTCTTCCACTTGTACTGTTTTTCCACTATAAGTGTTTTCTGCTAGAGCGGAGAAGGTTATAGTATTTATTCCAATAGTCGCATTAGTAGGACTTGGAGTACCAAGGTTACTAGTAATAGTGCCTGCTTCATCGGAGGTAAATGTAAACGTTTGAGTTGTATTATTTGAAGGTGTTGATATTAAAGATGGGTTGCTTAAGATTGGTTTCTTGGTATCAATTACGGTGACCGTTCTAGTTTTTGTTGCTGAGTTTCCTGCAATATTAGTAACAGTATAGGTAATTATGTAATCCCCTGGTGTATTGATATCTACCTCACCAGAAACCTCTATGTTGTCCATATTCCCATCTATATTATCATATGCCATCGCACCATCTTCTGTATACGTGTCTCCTGTTTCTAACGTAATTACAGATTCCTCGTTTAGTATTATAATTGGCGAAGAACTGAGGGAGGCATCAGTTATTTTAATTCCTATATCTGTGCCTGTTTCATCTATTGTATCAGATATATATATAATAAATGAGGTTCCCAAGTGACCAGTTATTTCAACCGAATTTTCGTTCTCCATCCAAAATTTATTATTGGATAAATTATTAAACGGAACTCGCTTATATGTTCCATCAAGTGTGGGAATATTAATATTAATCGCGGAATTATTGGATGTATAGTTATTTATATAATTTATTAATAAATTTTGGTTAAAATATATGTTATTGTCAATATGACTACTCTTTCTTCCCATAAATCTTAATTTAACAGAGATTTCCGCACTTTCGGGTTCAATTATTAAAAATGCGCGAGTCATTACCTCTCCCGGAGTACTTGGATTGTCTACGCCATCATAAATATTTATAAAATTAAAGTCTATTAAACATTTTTCAAACATTAACTTGTCATAAGTTGAGTCTGGTGTATATTCACCAGTATTTAATGTTATAGACCCTGCCGACTCGTCTGTATCAAACCCTATAATGGCAACGTTTGTAAATTTTATAAGTAAGTCATGTATGCCATAATACTCGCTATCGTCCCAGACTTCGGTTATATAAATATTAAATGGGGTATTCCCACTATGACCTGTAATATGAACGGTTGGTTCTTTCTCTTTCCACACAGAGCCATACTCCGTCTCCTCCGGTATATTAAATGTAAATGATCTATAATTATAATAATCAGGGTCCTGTATGTCTGTTCCAGGGAGATTAATAATAGGTGTGGTTACACCGATCACATCTAAGTTAACAGATTGTTCAATAATTAGAGTAGACTCAACACCAGTATATTCATTTCCAGCAAATTGTAATGTAATAGGTTCTGAATAATTATCTATTGGTTTTGGAGTAATACGTAACCAAGGACGGAACACGTCGGGGTTGTCTTGGTCTTTATGGTGCATTTTTATAAAATTTAAATTGCTAAGTGTATTTATATTTTCATTTAATATATATTCTAAGGGACCACTGCCCTCGCATTTATTGTAAATATCATCGTTAATATCACCATCTCCTACACTCCATATACGGTTTGCGTACGTCGAGTGGTTGGTAATTATACGCTCCAGGTCTATTTCAATATCACATTCATTATTTTGCACGATACTCACTAAATTTTCCTGCGTGCCATTAACGACCCATAAATACTCCATCTCTGCCATCGGTGCTGGGTTAAAAGTGACAGACCAATATCCATCATTATTATCACTTGCAACTGGACCGCCCACTGGGTCCCAACCCCACCAGGGGCCTGTCATTCTTACAGAAGTTGTATCATTTGGTACTTTAACGACTATTTCTATTTTACCACCATGAAAAAAATCCCTACTACCCCAATTCTCAAAATAGGGATCAGGTGTAATACCCCACACACCGTATTGACTATGCATCGCGGAAGCGCCATAAAAAATATCTGTTAAAATTACGCCATCGTGTATTATCCAACCCCTGATATCGCGATTAAAATCAACAGCATTTTTAAACATAGAACTCATATCAATTACTTTACTAACATTCCATTTATTTGCATCTGTAACTATATTTTGGTCAAAGACATGTGCGTTTAGAAACATGCTATTCATATTAGATACATTACTTGTATCCCAATCAGATATATCTTGGTTAAATTTATAACAATCTCCAAATAAATAACTCATATCTGTTACGGTACCAACATTCCAATTATCAAGAGGTTTACTGTTGCCTCCCTCGACATCTCCATTATTAAAGTCATAGGCTCTTCTAAACATTTGCGACATACTTGTTACCTTACTAACATCCCAGCTTTTCGTTACGCCATCATCCTTTGTGTTAATATTTTGATTAAATACCCTGGCATTATAAAAAGTCTGACGCATACTTGTAACGTTGGAAGTATTCCAACTACTGATATCTTGATTAAATTTCTCAGCATGAAAAAAAGCTGCATCCATATCGGTAACATTGTGAATTTTCCAATCACCGATATCTTGATTAAATTTTCTAGCGTGTCTAAATATACTGTCTATAGAAATAGCACTAGACATATCCCAATTCAGAGACCCGGACCCGGTGTCGCCATTATTAAATTCCAAAGCACCATAAAACACCGCGGCCATACCGGTAATTTTACTAGTCCCCCACCCGTTTAGATTTTGGTTAAATGCCTCGGCCGCTCTAAATGTAAACACCAGAGTATTTACATCGCTACCAGATATATCCCATGCCGTATAAGGGGCACCCGTATATCCTTCATCAATAATACCGACCTTTGTATTTATATCTTGATTAAAAAATTTACAGTAATAAAACATTCGATGTAATCCGTCTCCATTTAGACTATTGATGTTCCAATTATTTATCTTTCCGTTAAATTTATTATGAGTCTGATTACCCTCGGCTGAAAACATCGCATTCATACTTGTTACTTTACTCACGTCCCATGATAGTTTATTTGTATCAGAGTCATATTTAGTCAATAAATCTTGATTAAATTCCTCCGCACCAAAAAACATTTTGAACATACTGGTCACATTACTGGTATTCCAGTCGCTTATATCATCGTTAAAGTTAGTTGTGTCTAGATTGTCATCTCGTTCATTTGAAAATAACTGACTCATATCGGTTATATTAGATGTATCCCAAGTTCTTATATGACCGTAGATAGATAAAGCCACAGAATTATTATTAATCCACTCATTTATAGCGGTTTCTAAATTAGTTTTTAATGCTGGTTTAAATATAGGTATTACAAAAAAATTCCTAGTAGGATCTCCATAGTTAAATTCGGCATTGTCCGCATATTCTATTATCATGGACGCGGCACCAATAAACATATTAGCCAACACAACAGAATCGTGTATTGGCCACCTTCTAATATCTTGGTTAAACGCTTTTGCCCCATTAAACATTGACTCCATAGTAGTTACTAAATTTACATTCCAATTACTTATATCTTGGTTAAACGCCTTCGCTCCATTAAACATATTACTCATATTTGTAACACTTGATACATCCCAATTACTAATGTCACCATTGAAAGTAGCTTTATCCTTAAATAAGCCGCTCATATCTGTACAACCACTAACATCCCAGATTCCTATAGGAACACCGCTGAGGTCATGCATATCATCCGATCTACAGAATGCGTCTACAGCGAGAATTAAACTAGTGTTATTCAAAGGTCTAAAAGAGGTCATATATATATTTTATAAGATAAAATAAATTATGATTTATTTGAATTAATAAATATTTAAATAAATCTTTTGCCAATATGTAATAAGGTTGAACGTTTCATAAAAAATCCAAACAAAATTTCAAATACAAAATAGTGTTTGACTAAAATTATATGCTATTACGACGTATACCTTTATGACGTATATATGTTATATATCCTTCATTTAACTAATAAAATTTCTGAAATTTTATTAACAAGACCCTAAGTTAAATAATTCTTTTCTATACTTAATTATAGTGATTAGTTTTTTAGTTTTTAGATAATGAATCGCGTTTAAACCATTAATAGTATGGGATGAATCTAGGTCTTCTATATTATATATTCCTTGGTCTGTTTTAATTTCCGCCGCGCGTTCAGCACAAAAAGGCATTTTATAACCAACCAGTGTTGTACGTCCATAAATATGGGTGTCCATTTTTAATTGGATTCCGTCACCAGAAGTTATATCAGCATGAGTAAGATTAATAGTTACTGGATTATTTGGGGAGTGACCACCACTTATATTATTTACCACCGAGTCTCGAAAAACTGAATACCCTTCACCCCCTGGCGTGCCTATTTTAATTTCAAACCACCTGATTTGAGTATTAGGTTCTCCCCCATGCTCACTAGGTATTGTTAAATAATTTTCATAATCATCCTCGTCAAAACCCAACGGAACATTATTTTCCTTTGCGTCAAATAAAGTATCAATATTACTTCCATTTTCATCTACAGTATAAATTCTTAGATTAAATACTCTAATGTCATCGTTGACCCCGTCACCCGAAGCGTCCCATCCCGACATGTCAACATCTATTATATTTGTACCACTGATGCCTGTAGTGAAATTATCATATAATGAAACACCTAAATAATATGAAGTATCACCACTTATGCTATCTATTGTAATGCTTACTAATGGGTTAACTCCTCCACCTCCATCGTCGTCCGTTTGCAAATATTCACCACTCGTCCCGCTCGCGTCACCAACCCACCCCCTGTATAGTATCATTTCTAAATCAGGGATATTACTGATCATCACGTCAAAAAAATCGTCGTTATTAGACATTTTATAATATAACCTTTGATAATTATTTATATATAGCTAATGTTTGTTCAGTTATCCATAAATCTACAACAGCATGAACATCATTATTTGAAATAGCTATAGTCATTTTATATATTATTTTATTAATTAACTAAGTACAATTCTAATTCTGTCCAACCAATTAGGCCATTTGCTAACTTTATCCACTCTGAAAAATCGTACTTACTATTAATTTCGGGGTATAGTTCTTAATAAAATCCCAATTAGCAATTCTGTTATATCCGTCGGATCCTCCATCCCGTCTAAAAAAAATTTTATTATCAATTGGGTCTATAGAGTCTATTATTATATATCCAATTCCAATATATAATAATGAAAACTCAATAACTCTATGTTGGTCTATTTCTTTCATATTACTATGACGGTTTTTTATATTTGTTAAACTAAATAATATCCAATTTCCATAATAATATTCAATATCGGGATTTTTTATATGTCTATAAAAATCAATTAAGAATAGTGGTAAAGAAATTTCATTTAAAAGTTCGTTAACTCGGTGTATATTATTACTTACTTCGCCTACATTTTCTTTTGATTGTGTGAAAAATGGTTGGTGGGTTGAATTATACCCTTCTTCGCTGGGCTTTCCTTTTAGAACAAATTCATTAACTAAGTCCATTTAAATAATATTATTATAGTATGATTTAAATGTTTTTATTATAATTTAAAAGATTTTTTTATACATCCTTTACCTCTTTTCCATTTACAATTAGACTGATCTTTACATTTCGGTTCCCACCTCATTTTAAATTGTCCACAATCATCGGTATTCAATACAGTTTTCACAGAAGGCTTTTTATTATATATAATCTTATTTATATATTTAGGTGACTTCGTGCTAGTGGGTTTTTTAGCCTTAAGTGAACTCCTTTTTTTTTCTATACAACCTTCGCCTCTTTTCCATTTACAATCAGGTTGATCTTTACATTTGGGTTCCCATCTCATTTTATAGGACGAACATGCTGTATTTTTTACAGGTGATATTGTAATATATTTTTCTAAAAAGTTGGTCATAAGTTTATATCTTTTTAACGAGGACTTAATATTAATTCTTTTAACGGGATTGTCACGGGTCATATGATAGATTAATCTATCCAAATTATCCTTTAAATCTGAATATTCATTATTTGTAATATAGGGTTTTAAATATTTGACCAATCCATTAACTAAAAATGATTCTATTACAAGTCCAACAGAATATACATCTAATTTGTTTGTCGAATGCGATAAAAACTCCTTCCGTTTATCACTATAACTCCTACTTAAATACATTAACATATCAAGTTCTTCGTCGTCGATACTGGGACTTTCATATCTTGTTGAATCTAAAGACGTAAAATTATAAAATTCATAGGACAATATGGTATCTATTGGCCAAGCAAAATATTTTTGATCATAAATACTGTTTGAATACATATCGTCTATTTTTTTTACGAATCCGAAATCAATAAGATAATATTTCAGTTCCTTCGTATTAAATAATATATTCAAAGACTTAATATCGGAATGGGTATAGCCTTTTTCATTAATTTTCATTAAACCATATAAAACTTGGTGGAAATTTAAAAAAATCTTAATAATATTTTCCTTCTTTTTAAAAAAGGTGGTATTTTTTTTTAATTGACTTAAATTAAATCCACCCTTTTTTTGAATAAGAAGAACCAAATCTTTTTTCCTTAATCGTTTGCTTTTATTTAAGGGGTATTTATTAAATGGATAATCATATTTTTTTAGAAAATTACTTCTCTGACATTCTTTAAATTCGTCAGATGACTCTTCAACAGAATCTAAATCACCTATTTTACATGTTTTAACTATTGGTATTGTAAACTCCCTACCAGGGTCGATTTTATTCATTAATTTAGATACCTTATTTTCCTGTTTAGCCTCGCCATGAGTAGTCAGAGCAGATATATAGTTATCTGGGCTATCACCTGGCTTATCTCCATAACGTTTTTTTTGATTATAGCATTTTGTGGGAGGGCTAAATACGCATTTATAAGTTCCGTGTCCTAAATATTTCCCCCCTATTTGTTCCAAGTAATGTTTAAATATGCTTTTGCCTTTTGAGCCATTAATTTTATATTTTTTATTAGATAAAGGATCTGTAATAAATTTATACATTATACTATATATAAATATATTATTCCATAGTTATTTAAAAATAATAAAAAATAAATTTGATTATATCCATTCACTTTCCATAAATGAATAAACTATATTAATTCAACATGACGTTGCTGAGTCCAGGATTAAAGGATATTGCCGATAAATGGTTTGATATTTATGAAGCCAAACGAATTGAAGGTGATATAAATATGGTTTCCGCGGAGGTCAGTCGTTTAGTAGGAGGGATAGATATACATATGGCTATTATACTGAACTATATGCGGATGAAATATTATATTGAAAAAAAAAAAAAATAAATAAACTTACT